CTCTGATCGCTCCTACAGTATTAACATCGTTAATGATTCCTCTAGTAGACGCATCGTTTAGATATTTCCAATCTGACTTATAGAAGTCATAAGATCCACGACGGAATCCTGAGAATCCTAAGTTAAGAGCCATATCTTCAGAGTTATCAAATACCCCATAAGAAGTACCACCAGCACCATAAGAATTCATTGAAGCTAGCATATCATCAATAGCTAAAGCTGTTGAGCGATTTACAAACATCATATTCTCCTCAATAGCACCTTGCTTATCAAACTCAGCAAGCATAGCGTCAAACTCCGCTAAATCAGTAGCAGCGTTAACACCTGTTATACCGGTAGATGTATTACCTCGATCTTCGATAGCGGCAAATAAACCTTCTGTACCAGTGATAGCTCCTCCATTTGGAGAAACTGCCGCTAGATCAGTAAGACCGTCACCCGCGGCTTTCTCTGATTCAATCATTGCCATCTCGCAGTAATCGGCGAAACGCACACGAGTATCACCTTCAGCTTTTAAGTACCATAGGTAACCGTTTTGTCCGTCTTCGCCAGACACCTCAACCCAACCGATAGCAGATGCATCAGAACCTGATACCTCAAACATATCCTTTAGAATGATTGGTTTATTAGTAAAAGACTTATGCTCTGGCGTGTTACCAGTTTGTCTTCCATTGTCACCTTTAGCATACTCAGAACCAAATACTAAGCACTTAACTCCAGTAGAGTTCGCTATAGTTGACGCGGCAACACCACCGCCAACGAAGTGTGCTTGGTTATAAGGTTGTGCGTTTACAGTACCATCGGCATCTACAGAGGTAACGTAAACTTTAAGTGTAGTATCAGCATCAGCTAATAAACACATGTCACCCTGTCTAATACCATGTCCAAGAGGAGCAGCTGCGGGATATCCATTAGCGGTGCTAATGTCCAAGCCATTCGCATCACCCGTCACGTCAAACGTTAGACCGTTAGTTCCAGCAGTTGTTACTGTGTATGATAAATGTAAGCGACCTTGCTCGGACCAAACTACTTGATCAGAAGACATCGCTTCTTCAGCGCCAACTTGAGATAAAAATCCTGAAACGCTTCTGTTTCCAAAAACTTCAGCCTCTTTCTCCATTAGGTCTGGTAAATATTGTTGAGCCCAACTTCCTGCAGCTGCCGTAAAATCAATATACGCGCTTGCTACCGTTGTTTTGCTCGGAGTAGGAGTAAACCCACTCGATGCACCTGTTACAGCCATTTTTTCTTAATTTTAATTGTTATTTTTTATTTTTCATTTTGAACTTAAAAGAGGCAGAATCATCACCTAACACTCGAACTTTCATGCCGCCGGTAGTCGTTTCTTTATGTGAACCTCTGGGATCCATATCAATATTTTTCGACTTCCGAACACTGTCTTTCAGTGCATCGGCTTTTCCTTGTTCATAGAAATGTTGAGCAACTGCATCGGAATTCATCGCTGTATACAACGCCTTGTGGTATCCTTTAGCATCTGAAAGCGATTTATTTTCATCGACAAACTTTGACATGAAATTGTTTATATCACTCTGCTTAGCTTTTACACCATCGACATCCTTAACGTTGAATCGATATTTTTTTTCTCCGACGTTGTATTCAAAACCTTTGAATTTGTCGTTAAAAAGATTATTAGTCTTTTGTTCAAAAACATCACTACTACGTTTGACAGCTTGATTAGTCTGCTCTGACTCTTTATTGTATCGGTTGAAGAAATCAATTGCCTTCTGCTGCTCACCTGTGAGTTTGCTTCCAGCTTTAATCTCTTCGTAATATTTAGACTTTTGCCCGTCTAAGTAGGTCTTGGCCTCGGCAACTTGCTCTTTGAGGGCCAATTTTTTACGTTTAATATCTCTTTCATCATCTATATCTTCATCATATGAAAATCCATCTTCTATAAGAAAATCAATTTCATCTGAAGCTAGATGAGGTTTAGTTCTTTGGTAGTATTCTCGTAAAGCATCTTGATCACTTAAATTACTAGTGTCTTTATTTAGCTTAACGTAGTCTTCTAGGTCTCCACCTGTTTCATCCATAAAGTTTAGCAACTTCTGAACGTTTTCTGGTATAGCTTTCCCTGACTCTTCATTAGCGTCAAGGGCTTCTATTACTTCTTCTTCTGTGACAGTTTCCTCATCGGTAATTTCCTCAAGGGTTGGTACCTCATCGCTAGCGTTCTCTTCTTGTGTAACTTCTGCAACAACTTCTTCGAGATCAGTTTGGTTCTCATCTACTGTTTCTGATTCTGTTTCTATTGGTTTACTTAAATCTATTTTAATGACGTCATCATCATCTTTGCTTTCAAATTTACTTAAATCTACCTCGGGTTTCTGCTCCTCAGCAACCTCTTCTTGAGGTGTTTCTTGAGTAACCTCTTCGATCACTTCTTCGTTTTTTACTTCTTCCATAATATAATATAATAGTTATTTAATAATTTACTGCGTCCCAAAGGCTTCTAAGCCAAATCCACCACCTATAGTATCATTACCTGCGGATTCAAACTTTTTAGGCGGTTTTCCGCTTTTTCTTTGGTCTATAAGTTCGCTTTGTTGGGATGCTTGTATCTTTGTTCTTTCGTCTTTTCTATCTTCCTTTTGGCTCTCTCTATCTTTGAGCCCACTAACCTCAATACCTTTCAACTGCATGTTGTACTGAAACTCAAGTCCCATAAGTTCTTTTTTAGCAGCCATCTCTAACTGTAACTTTTGAGCGTCAGCCTGTGATTGAGCTTGAAGCAGTTGAACTTTACTCTGTGTAATAGCGGATTGCTTTTGAACTTCTGCTTGAGCTGAAGCTTGAGCAGCGGCTTGGTTAGACTGTGTTTGAGCCTGTATGTTTTCTAGCTGTTGCTGTCTGTCACGTTCTATTTTTTTGTTACGCCTTATCTTTAGTAGCTGATTGGCTAACTTTAAGTTTTTTACTTCTCTAATATCTATAGCGTCTTCTAGTTCAATTCCACCTTGTTGAAGAGCCATTTGAACGTTGTTTTCTAGCAACTGCTTTTCTTCTTCGTCAGGAGATAGTTCTATAAAAATACCGAAATCGTGTAGATGCAGTTCTGATACCTCCTCTAATTTTGCTACATTGCGGTGCCCGATTGACTCAATAAAAGCTTTCTTAGTAGGTGAATACTCTATGACATCAGATATTCTTAATGATAACTTTTCAGCTGTTTCAGCTGTAAGAAGTAATCCAGCTTGCAGGATATGCCTTGTAGCTGTATTAGAGTTAGCTGCGGCTATTTTTTGTATTCCAACTAAAGCGTTTTTATCAGGTGTACTACCGTCTCTAGCTTCATTTAGACCAGTGACATCACGAATCATCTGCAAGTAATAGTTATACGTCTGTATCAAAGACTGTAGTTTAGCGCCTTTGCTACTAGACTGTATTTCTTGAATAGGTACTTTACCAGGGTTCATGTCACCTTCAGAGGTGAAGCTTCTACCTATAACACTACCAGTTTGAAAGAACATGTTAAGAGCTTCCTGTGGGTTATAGTTAGTGCCATTACCTAAATCAATTTCGGCTAAACCATCTGCATCTAAATAAACACCATCTGGAACCATCTTAGCCATAACTTGCTGTAGCTTGAGATGAGTAAGCTGTATCATATCAGCAAAACCAGTTATTCTACTAACTAAACTTTTGATTCTACCTTTGTACATCCTAGGAGCTACAATACTGTAGTTCATTTTAACTTTGTTAAAATCACTCTTAGAGCGAATCATGTTTTTAGACAACTCCCACTTAAGTATTTTATCACAACCAAGAACCATAACCCCATCGTAAAGAACTTCCAGCTTCTTAGCTTCTCTAGTGAAGTTACCGTCCATGTTTTCCGGAGGGTTAAACCTATCGGTTTTTTCTATAGCTTTATCTCCTCCGCTTCCTGTCTGCTTAATCTTATAAACCTCACTATTGTAGGTTTTGTAATTGAAATAAAGCACATGCACAATGTTGTCATCCCTAAGACTACTTCGTGAATTATATCTATAAGTATTATTCTTGTTGTTTTTGCTTACAATTTCGTCAATCTCACTATCTGTTAAGTGAGGAAACTCTCTGACTAATTCGTTGATCGGTAAAGCTTTAACTTCACCAACGTAATATATGTCTTCAAAATAAGGTGATTCAGTGTGAGAATAAACGACGTTAGCTGGATCAACATAATCCACTACGACGCCTTCCGATTTATTAAACCCTGTTTTAACAACTCCAATACCTAAAACTGTTAAATCATGAAAAAATCTTTTCTTAATTAATTCATAGTTATTTCCTTCTAGCAAAACGCTAATAGCTTGCTCCTCCGCTATCTCGATAGCCTGCTTATACTGCAACTGCATATATAGCTGCAACTCTTCATCTGATTCAGGTAGAACCTGCATGCTACTTT